ATAAGCCACTACATCCCGCCACTTCCGATCTGCGGTTGGTTCATCACTTGTCACTTTATACTGCCCAAATTGAAAAGCGGATCCGCCACTCGGAGTGGTACTTGCAGTTAATACCTTGCCCACCATTGAATTTTCATAATATCCAACAGAAAAAGACAGCTTTGCCGCATTGCATTCCCCAAAAGTTAAATCCCTGCCACTATTCAACACTTCTTCAATGGAAAAATTTTCTCCATTCATGTTTGAATTTGTGATAGAAATCCCTGTGCCGGTAATGCTTAATTCTTTGGCTACACTGTCTTGCTTAAATAAATTTTCATCCGCATAAGTAATCATTTTAATACTCCGTCAAATGAATTGGTGTTGCAGCATACTGAATATCCCCATATTCGGTATTTTCATGCTTGAATGGCACATAATCCATCTTAAAATCACCAGATTGATAAGTGCAGGTATCATCGTCCCAATAAGTAACCGAAACATGGTCCAAAACCTCAAATAACCCTATTATCTGCTCCTGCTCCGCCAGCACTCTTCGTTTGATTGAAAACTTAATATCTTTCTTCCGATTCGGCAAAACATCCTCGTGTTCAATCTGGTTTGCGTCCTTCCAGGTTGACACAATTCTCTTTGGCTTCCCGGCCTCCCAACTGCCTTTTGCAATCAGATTATCCGGTATTGTTATTCCGTTTATAATTACTCGATATCCTAAATAACTCATGCGTATAACCCATTCCCTGTCATTCTCTGATAATCACGGTTTGCTTCAACAGTAATATCAACAATACTATCCCTCGGAACATCAGCCTTTACAATTGCCAACGGTCCAATCTGCTGCAGAGCCGTTACAAACGCTTCTACAATTCCATTATATCCGATTTCGGAATTGCCGTACATATCAAAATTAGATTTCTGGTCAGGCATCTGCAAAACGGAATCCGATAAGGCATCCATTGCCCGATCCACAACACCAAGATTGTCTTTAATACCAAGAGCATAACCCTGGTCCGTGAACTTACCATAATCCTCAAAAACCCCTGACGGAGAATGAATGTCCAGGTCCCCGGTAAACACTTTCTTGATGGTGCTTGCAACACCGGAAATGACATTCGTTACGGCTGAAATCTTATTTTTGATACCCTGAATCAAACCATCCATAATATACTGCCCCGCAGCCATGAACTGCGATGCACCATTTTTGATGGCTATAATTCCCTTGGCAATAAACTGAGCAATCGCATCGATAATTTTGCTCATAACCGGATCGGAATTCATACCCGCTACAGCCTCCATAAGGGCATTCATTCCGGCCTCTTTCATTGCAGGCCACTGTTCTTTAAATCCTTCGCCAATTGCCTTAAAAATCTCCGGAATATGGCTTAAAATTTGCGCTATAACGGCAGGAACAATTAAAAGACTTGCAATCGTCAATTTCAAAATTGCCGCCTGCAGCGATGGTGCATTTTTCATTAGCGCAATAATCAAGCCGGAAATAATATCCGGCAGTGCGCCAGCCAGCATCGTTATAATTTCAGGTGTCAATTCGATGATCGAATACAAAATCTGAATCACGGCATCTGTTATCATGGTCGAACCGGATAAAATAAAATCAACAATGCCCGTTATGAGATCTGGCAAGGCCTCTATCAGAATTGGCAAGCCGTCATTCAAAATAAAATCTGCAATCGTGGAAATAATAGATAACAAATTCTCCAACAAAATCGGAGCATTGCTGACAATTGCCTGCGCAATGAATAAAACGGTATTCAATGCCACCGGCAGCAGCTCCGGCAGTTCAGAATTTATACCCTGGATGAGCATTAAAATTACATCAACACCCATCTGCAGCAATTTCGGAGAATTTTCTGCGATGGATCCTGCCAGCGAAGATATGATTTTGAAACCGACCTCTGCGAATTTCGGAAATTTATCCGTGGTCGCATCAATGAAATCATCAAACCCTTCCGAAATTTTCTCCACACCAAGTTCATAATCGCCCGTGGTTAAAGCGGTCAAACCATCCATGACGGTCGTGATTCCAGGCAAAAATTCAGATAAAAGATTCCTCTTTAAACTCTCAAAACCGGTCTGCATATCCTGCAGTGTGTCCTGATATCTCGCAGCCGCCTTAACCGCCTCATCGGACATTACACCACCAAGTTCATGCACCCGGTCCTTCATCGCCTGCGTTTCTTCCGCTGACATATTTAACAAGGCACCCAGCTCGGTAGCACCACGGCCCAAAAGCTGTCCTGCCAGATAGGTCCTCTCAGTCTCATTATCGACATTCTGTAAAGCCGCAATCGTAGCATTGAATAAATCTTCCTGGCTCATGCCGGCAATTTCTTCCTGCGTTAAGCCTAAACGCTCAAAAGCCTCGTTTCCTTTCTCTACAGCATTTGCGAGTGTCTTCATGCCAGCCTTTAAAGACTCCATGCTGGTACCGGAATGCTGCATAACGGCATCCCACTCCTGATATGCCTCTGCGGAGATGCCCATCTTCTGACTCATCTTATCGATATTATCACCATAAGCAGCCACATCCCCGGTTGCCTTTACCACTGCGGTACCTGCTGCCACTGCAGCCGTCCCAACAGCCGCAATCGCTGCCGAACCTATTTTTGCAGCATTGCCCAAACCGGCCTTCAGCTTGGATCCAAAACCCTGTGCCTCGCTCTCGGCACCGGTTAATTTGCTATCATATTCAGATGTATCAAGCGATAATTTCGCAAATAAATCGAATACATTCATTCTTTCTTCAACCCTTTCAGGCCGTTCCGGATGTGCGAGATAACCTCTTCCGCAGTCTTCTCCGGTGCCGGCTTCTCAAACAATTCGTGGTAGGTCTTTTCATAAACAGCCTTTCCGCCATTCCGAATGGAATACATATTTGCAATCGCATAAATGCCATTGGCCATATAATTCTTCCAGGCTTCGTTCTGCTGCTTTTCAATAAAAGCGGATACGCAATGGTCAATTACATATCCGCTCCCAAATAATTCCAATAAATCCAGCCGAATCGTTTTGACACAATTTACATACTCTTCGGATCCAATTGTGCCAACGATGTAAAAAAACTAACAACACCCTTATCGGAGAGCATTTCTCCGAGAGCTTCGAGATATTCGGACATAGAATGATTATCCGCATCTTCCGGTTCCACAAAACAAACCAAAGCCAGAATCGCAACGGTGTCCTCTGCGTTCTCGTCCATAATCTTATCCAAAATCCGCATGAAATTATCCATGATCTGATTCTTAACGAGAATTCTGTTTTCCTTTATGGCCTGCTCCTTGGCTTCCCCGGATAAATTCTTGACATCATTCAATTTGGGAATAGATTCCCGAATCTTCAAAAGATCGGTCTCTTTAACCCATTTCTCCGCCAACTTCTTAATGCGGAATGTCTGTCTCAAAAACTCTGTCGGTGTACAATTAGCAAGATTTTTCATGGATTACCCTTTCTTATGATTCGACCGCTGTCGCAAATACTCTGATATCGCCCGTTGCCGCAGCAATGGATACCGTGCCTGCAGTATATGCATCACTCGTGATATCCACACCGCCCATCAAAATGATAACATTCTCAATTTCGTATCCGTCCTCGGCAGTGAGAGTGCCACTAACCGCATCACCGGATTCAACGCTATCGGGCAAAGTAGAATTCACATGGAATAAGGTCTGCTGAATGCTATAAAAATCTTCGCCAGGATCGATGGAATAAAATACCATAGGAACCTCTTTCTGTGCCTGAATGGATACATGGCCAGTAATCGTTAAAGCGGTCTGACCTTTTCCGTTCTTAGTGGTCTGCAGAGAGAATCCACCGGTTGATAAAGCATTCTTTAACTGAATTGCAACAAAACCACCATCGGCTCTGTCACCAACCCACCAAATATCCTTAAAATCGCTCTGATTAAGGTCCATTCTCGGAATAACCTTGCTGGAATTATTGCTGTCGATATCAGCACATCCTAATGCCATCTGGATAAGCTCCGGAGATGTTCCGAGCGAAGTGGTCGCAATCTGGCAAGTCCACTTCTTCAATTTTTTATACTCCATCATATCTGCGGGAACATTATCAACATCCTCGCCCAGGTCCTCAAATTCGGGAACGCATGACGGATTAATACCACCCGTGGTGGCGCAAATAAGATCTGAATCCAGGAATGTAGGCGATGCCGGATTGAATCTCTTCAAAAGAACACCGGCATCCAGCTGCAATGCGCTAAAAGCGTCCTGTGGAATAACAGTAAATCTTCCCATTTCTTTTTCCTCCTTAAAAAGCGGTCAAAAACTCCGCTTGAATCAAAATATACATTCGTCTTACACGGTCGCTTGACGGATCGCTCATTCGCTGTGCAAAAGGTGTCCCCTTCGCTATGTACAAACGGCCATTATCAATTCCATAACTGATCGGATACTTCCTCTCAATCGTCTCTGCAATTTCCTCGGCTTTCCTCGATAAAAATTCCCATGAAGTAGAATCCATATCCCAGATATTGCCATAAAGATTTAACACACTTCCAATGGAATCGGTTTCTACATTATAAGTGATATATCGGTCCCCGGCTTTCGATGCATTGACGGTATTCTCATCATATGCAGGTAGGCCAAATTGCGACCAAAAATTATGAATGGCTTGACTCTTATCCATAACTCACCTCGGCAAAGCAGTAACTACTTCGGCTGTAACAACTCGCATATCCAATCCCGCTGATTCCGGTGTCTCCATATCCCCACCATTTGATGTGATATGAAAATACTTTCCATCCCGGACTCGCTGAATATAATCATTCGCATTCAGCGTCATAACCCTCCGAGTGGTTATCGTATACTTCTCGGTAACACCAAGCTTCTCGGCAATCTGCGCCAGAGTAGACTCATCTACGACAAAAGATGCAGAAAAGTTCACACCATTCGACCAGATGTTCTTATAACCGCCATAACCATCGTCCACGGTCTGACGATTCATCAATATGCATTTTTCCATGCTATCATCTAATAAACTCATGGCAACTTCCGATAGGGATTCAGCATCGCAGCAAACTGCGCATTATCAAATATGCTCGTCCCAGCCTTTCCTTTGCTATTCGTACCCTTGGAATAGGAATAACCTTTATAACTTTCGCTGGTAAATGCAGAATTGGCCTCGGATCCGGCACTGCCGTTTTTTTCCATCCATTCTTTCGCAAATTTATCTGCATCGAGAATGGCATCCGGAAAATCCAAAAGCCAAATTGAACCTTCAAAAGTTCTATCCCTTAAAGTCTCACCCTGTTTATATACACCCAGGGCAAAACGGTTTCGGAATAAAGCAAAATACTGACCTTCATCCAGCACTATCTCTTTTCCGTTACAAAACAGCGAATTTCCGATAACGGATATATCGCCATAATGTCGCTCATAATCAAAATAATTATGCAGATATGCGCAGATTTCAGTCAGCATTTTTCTTTTTCCTTCCTCGCTTTGGTTTTGCAGATTTTTCTTCCTGCTCCGGCTCTGTTGTCGCTTCTGCTTTCGCATCTGCCACAATTTCAATTGGTGCCTCAACCTTTTCGATAACCGGAATACCTCTGCGATTGTTTCCAGTCAACAGATCTTCTATCCTCTTTTCGCTAACCTGGAAGTTCTCCCGGGGAAATATATCCCCGGGATTATATGAATGAGAATTATCTTCCAAATCAGTGAAATAACGGATTGCTTTATACATAAGCTTCTCCTTCTTAATGCGGGTATAAATTATTACTTGGATACAATTTGTCTCCAGGATATAACCTTCATACACCAGGATCCTCTAAAACAAGACCGGTTAAATCAAATACCTGCTTGGTCTTCTTGGTGTCGTTGCTCTGGATAATAACAACCTTCTGATCCTTGCTTGCAATCTTGAATACACCATTGCGGTCGGTATCATCGATGCATTCCTGCATACCAGCACCGGCACTCGGCTGCAAGCCAACCTTAAGACTTGTAACACCTGCTGCAGGATTGGTCCATTTAAGTGCCAAGAACCATCCATCTCCTGAAAGATATCCGGACGGAGAAATTCCGCCTTCCATAAATTTCAAGGTACCGGTAATTTTATTTCCAGATACTGCTACATCCTCCTGAAAATCTCCCGGAGTTTTGTCCGACCAAGGATATGTGGTCCCAGCCAGGTCGGAAGTTACGGTGAGACCATCAATAGGGTTTGCATCGATGGTTACGATTGCTACACCATCAGCATATTCATACCAAAGAGTCATACCCTTAACTGCAAAGCTCTCGCCAACTGCGGTTCCATAATTGCCCTGAGCGTGGAAACCAATAAGATTGGTAACACCATCGGTTCTGTAAACAAGGCCGAGTTTTGCGAACTGCGTTGACGGATCGATATAATATAATACCAGGTTATCAGCCGGTAATGCAATGACCTTGCCCTGCTCGATTTCAGAACTAAGAATCATAACATCTGCGCCCATGAAATTCTTGACATAATCGATACCAAACATGGTCTGAATGGAAATCGCTGCATCGCCAAGATAATCATAAGCATCCAGCGTATTAACAAATACGATAGTGCTGGTAGCGTTCTTGCGGAGTTTTTTGAATTTGTCCTTTACAAGACCGATTGCTCCGGCAACTGCTTTCTGGAAGTTAGCCTTGCTTGCGGTCATTGCGTAGGTATCATCTGTAAGTTTTACAAAGAAATCTTCGAGAACTCCGTTCTGCAGCTCATCCAGAAAAGCATCGTCAGTCTTTTCAACTGCTACAACTTCACCATACTTGTC